TGTGGCCTAGCTATATATTCTAAAAAAAAGTGATTTGGCGGAGCATCTTCCATGCTAAACTTTGTAAGACCGTGTAAAGATCCTTTTGAACCTTTACCATCTACAGTTCCTGATATATCGTAACTATCACAACCAAAAGCTCCTAAGTGCTCATTGCCAGGATATTTTATACCGTTTTTTATTATTATTTTATTTTGTAAATTACTAGGTGGTACCCAACTTATATTAAATCTACCTTTTGGATCTGGATAAAATATAACTTGACTATCTTTTACACCGTTAACCCATTGAAAATTACCTATACTGACTGGTGGTTTTATACCATCATTATAATCTATTTGTTCGTATATTCTAACTAAATTAAATATACTATTTTTTGCTTCGTCTCTAAAAGCGTGTTCTTCTGTTTTAGGAAATTGTCTATAAAATTCGTTTAATGCGTCTTGATCGTTTTTTAAACCATCAGCTTCATTTTGCCAATGGTCTACAATACCATAATCAATTAGTTCTCCGTCTGGACCGTAGACATCATCACTTGGATTATCAAAGACTGGATTTCCGTATTCGTCAATAAATCCTTCGTAGTTCCACTCCATTGGGATAAAGAGAGAATATAAGCCAGACTTTGTCTGTCCATTACGATTTCGTCTTGATACATCTGAGTCATTGTATAATTTTTTAAAGTTGTCTCCACCTTTATCAAGGGCGTTGGAAGTTGAGCCCATCATACATTTACCTACTATTCTGCTACCAAGACGTAAACAAGTTTTTGTTACACGCCAGTTGTTTAATATATTATCAGGTCTTTCCCACTTACCGCTTTCATCGTGTACTAACAGAGCAAGCTTTTCTCCGTCATAACTGTTATCACCTGTATTTTTCCAATCAATAGTAGTATCAAGTCCAACCAAGTCTTCCTGCTGTTCGTTTGCAATAATCTTTTTACGCGTGAACTTACTTGCAGGAACCCTATAAGCAAGTTCAGACTTAGGCCTATCCATACCGTCTTGTATCGGTTTAAAAAAGAAAGGATAATTGACTGATATTGGTACAACTTTGTCTGTAAACATTTTCTTTGCATCTGATCCACTTTTAGATAATATACCAAATCTACTATCACTTGCTAATGTAGCTAGGTTAACTGTTTCTGCTGAAGACATAAACGAAAAACCAGATCGTCTATTTTTAAGGTAACACATACCATAACAACGTTTATCTGCTTTGCATGCCTCCCAAAATATATAGAATAGTCTATTAGCCTCTCTAAAATCAGGCGCACCTACATCTATTTTACTCCATTGTAAATACATATAGTGGCTACCAGTTATATAAGTTGGTTTACCATTGTTATTAAACCAAAAGCCTTCGTCTCTTCTTTTAAACTCTTTATCTATATAATCAAACCATTGGTCTTTATGCTCTTCAGGATATGACCGCCAATCAAATATAGTTTTTAATTTAAATAACTCTTTTGGATATTCTAGTTTTTGCCATTTACGTTTGGCATGCACGTGCACGTCGGTTGGCATCTTTGGTAACGCAATTCGTAAATTTTGCATTTCAATGATTTCGCCAACTTTTCCACTTTTTGATATAACGATAATATCATGTTCTTTATTATATCCATATTTCCATTTTTTACCTCTGTTCATACGAGTTAACGTCGTACGTTTAACAGGTTCTATTATTTTAACTAGTGTTTGTTCGTAACTCATCTTGATCTACCTTCAGCAAAGCCTTTAAATACTTTATTGTTTTTTTCAACTTCTTTACCATCAAGTATGTTTTCTTCTTCTTGTATTCTATTTAATATTTCAAACGCATCAAATATAGCTAGTTTCTTTGTTGCGGCTGCATTTTTTAACCTATCAGCACTAACATCATCTTCTGTGTTTGTAATAATTTTTTCTTTAGCAACATTAATTAGTTCTTCTACTGCTCTGTGCCCAGCTTGGATTATAAGCTTTTTCGTCTCCTTGATATTCATATTTAATTGTAATAAATTTAGTATACACCCTGTATAGTAGCTCTCCATCAATAACAAACTCATAGTTAGATATAGGCGTGAAACCTACTAAATCATTTACTTTAAAAGTTCCATCAGTATATTTTATAATACCAACGTTTTCTTGTGTATCGCTACTAGAGTACTTGTTTTTGTTTTTTATAGGCTTAACCCAACAAAAACCTTTTGGCGTATGCCACTCCCAAAATTTTTTATATAAAAATATTTGATCTGGCTGTACTATATAAGTGTTTTCGTTAAAATAGCTTTTACTATTTTTCTCTATACCTTTAACATTATACCAACGTCTAAACACGTTGTGATGTAGTATAACATCATCGTTTGTTTCTATATCTGTATCGCCAACTATAGGTGTTGATAACACTTTTGCTCTTCTATTAACGTATTGATGGTTGAAGATTTCAGTGTTAAGAATTAACTCTTTATCTCCAACCTTCTTTACGTTATTGTATCTTTTACCTATTGGCTTTACAACGAAGTTGTAAACGCTTTTCATTAGTACTCTAAATTATACTCTACAGATACAGCCATGTTTTTGTTAAAGTCTTTCCAAGGTAAAACATCTTTATTTTTTTTAATATATATAGAAAACTTATCTTCTTCTTCTATTATATCGCAAATAGTATGTCCACCATATACTTCTTGGCCAACAGCGTAGTGCATCGCATCGTTCTTATAATCTTTACCTACACTAATTTTTCTTATTAGCCTCGCCATCTTCGTCGTATTTTATTGTACCATCTTCAATATTAATATTTACTGTACCGTAATCTTTTTCAAGCTCAGCTCTTAAAACTTGTAAGTTTTCTTGAAATTTAATTACTTCATGTGAAAGTAAGTGTTTTTGAGTTTCAAGTCTACCCATTTGCATTTGAGCATTATTAATATTGCTAACAATAGTTTGTGTTCTTTGTAACTGCTCGTCAGTTATTTTTTTTGGTTTTAAGTCAACCAACTTTTTTTTATTTTTTGCCATTTTATTTAATTTAAGTTAATTTAATTTTATACGTTGTATCTAGGGTTTAAATATGTTGTGTATATATTATCCATATCAGTCTGTGATAATTGTGCATTTTGCCAAATAGCTATCTCATGAATTCTACCTTTAAAAGAGTTAAGGCCATCATTGTCATCACCACTCATTTGATGTAGTTTTATTACAGTGTTACTTGTTGTATTGCTTGAGTTAGAATTATCTAAAGAAAGTGCCTCTAAAGTTCCTCCACCGTGTGTCTGTAATGTAACTGCTCCAGAGCTATCTCTTACAACAAAAAGTATTTTAATACCACTAGTGTCAAAAGGTGTTCCTGAGCTTGCTACAAATAATTGCTGTGCTGTTTCTGTTTGAATTCTAAATCTATCATTTGCCGGAAATGAAAATTTAGTATTAAAACCTTGGCCTCCACTAACTATAGAGTGGTTAGCATCTATAGTGTTTATTTTGTAAACAAACATAAACGTTGCACCTCTACCTGCTTGTACATCTACTAATCTAGTTGGATCATCAAGCCTATAAAAATCATTAACACCATCAAACTCTGCATAACCAGGATTAGTGTTAACAATAGTAGGTTGTTTGAATCACTACTTTCCCACTCACCAGCAGAAGGGTTAGTACTTTGATCACTCACATACCACCACTGTAATCTGTTAGGTATAACATCACCTGGGGTGTACACAGTGCTGCCAGCTGTAAGCTCGTAAGTATTCTTAGTTAGTGAATTTCCTAATCCTAATCCCATTAGTTTCCTATATAAGCTATTATCATTTTGTTTGCAGAAGCTTTAACTTGAGTATATCTTCCATATATAATAGTTCCAGCTGGAATTGAATTACTTACGTCGATAACTGTACCACCAGTACCAGACTCACCAAGATCAGGAGATAAAGCAGCGTCATGAGCAGCTGTAGTTGTACCTGCATACTCTATACCATTGCTAACGTCGTTCTGAGCAACTAAACCTCCACTTGTTGCTAGTGTTGTTGCTTCTAAAAAATGAATAGCTACAAATACTTTTCCAGTTGGTGG